TACACCTGAGATGAGACTAACGGCGGCAAATAACCAACAGATGCAGAGCTTGGCACCGGTTCAAACTGGGACAAAGTAGCGACTGACATCAAGATGACTGCTGGCGTTGTCACTATCGGCGACGAAGCGAAAGCCTAATATCTAGCGGGGTTCGCCCCGCTTTCTTTCTGAGGTTGATATGAAGCCAGTGTATTTACCAATGCCGGTTAGTTTTGAAGAAAAGCGCGAATGGAATAAGAAAGGTTATCAGGTGCGAGATGTAGCTTATGCTCCTGATGATTACGTTCCGCCAGAAGACGGCGAAGACTCCAACAGCAAGCAGAAGCCAAAGAAGCCGCCTTTATAGCGGCTTTTTTATTTGCCCGTTGTGCGCTAAACTGTTCAAAATTTGAGGGCGAGTAACAGATGGGCGCTTTAAGGTTTGCAACAGGCAGGCGCGTAACTATACCAACGGCGATTACTGGTAACGCCGGCACTGGCTTATACAGTTTTCGCGTCAGGTCTGGACCGGCTGGCATAACGCTTCCTGCTACTGGCGTTGCTGGATTCATCGGCACTTCTCAAGCCACTGGCTCAAACGGCTTAGCGACAAACCCATCAGGACAGCTCAGGGTTTACCGGTCCGGCACAAACCTTTATGGCTCAACAACAGCGCTCATCACTAGCGGCGTGCAGTTTGACTACACGCTGACACATCTTGCTAACGGCAACTGGGATATATTCAACAACCTGACCGGCTCGGCAACAGGGCAGTCAGGCACTTATACGCAGACACAAGCTTGGTCTGGTGGCGTTAATGCGCTAAACCAGCTTGGGCGGTCGAGCAATACCAATACTGTTTACCTTGTCGGCGATATGGAAATAATCGCAGTTACTGGCTTGGCGAATGCTCAAGAGTGGCAGGCTGATTTATCCGGCGGCACTGGGTTAACTCTGCCAACAGTTAGCGGAACAAATAACGGCACGCTCGACGGCTTCGGCGCAACAGATGCTGATAACTGGATTGGATTCACATCTGCCATCACATCAACCATCAACTACGACCTTGGCGATTTCGGTTTTGCAGCCTCAGCTAACGTAACAGCTCCTGTATTTACCGCGGCTGTAGATTACGACCTAGGCGCATTCGGATTCGATGTTTCAGCATCTAATTCAGTGCCATTGGTTAGCGCTGACATTGCATATTCAATCGGTGATTTTGGATTCGATGTTGTTGCTGATAACCTGGCACCATCAGGCGGCGCAACTGTTAACTTTTCAATCGGCGACTTTGGCTTTTCAGTAGATGCCAGCTCATCTGTGCCGGTAGTTTCTGCCGAAGCTGTTTTTGATTTAGGTGATTTTGGCTTTGCGGTAGTCGCAAGCATTGCCAGCAACAACGAGTCGGCATCTGTCGCATTTGACCTTGGCTCATTTGGCTTTGCTGCATCGGCTTCAGTCATTAATCCGCCAATTACTGCCACGACAGCGTTTGATATGGGCAACTTTGGCTTTTCAATCGTTGCAGCACTGGCTGCAGAATTAGCCACAGAAACCGGAAGTAAAGCATTCCAGCGGTTGGTTGCATCGCGTATTGATGTTGATGCAGAAACCGGAAAGGTAACAGTTTTAAACGATGACGGCAGTGCCTCATCTTTAGATTTGGCGGGATTGAAAGCAGAGCTTGGCAATGATCCAAGTTATGCGCCGCTGTTAAAATCAGGCGTTGTAACCTTTGGTGGTGGCAACGCTAACGGCTCGCAAAGTGGCAGTGCCTCATTCGCGGCTGGCAAATTTGGTGGCTCGCGAGATGAGCGCCGGCAAGCCATTAAGGCAAAATTTAAACTACCAGAATGAGGTAAGACATCATGGCATTATCACAAATGCAGGTTTTTAACGAATACATCATGCCGGCAACTATCGAGACGCTTGGCCAGATGATTCAAAAGTTCAACGCAGCTTCTAACGGTGCGATCCGCTTAACAACTGCTGGCTTCGATGGTGATTTCCTGCAAGAGTCTTTCTTTGCAGCAATTCACACCGCACAGCGTCGCGTTGACCGCTACGCATCTAACGGCACTCCGTCAGTGACTGACTTGTCGCAACTGAAGCAAAGCACCGTAAAAGTTGCCGGCGGTTTCGGGCCAATCCGCTTTGAGCCATCACAACTGACTTGGCTGCAAAAGCCAACATCAGAAGGCATCGAAGTTGCCAGTCGCAACTTTGCTGAAGCGCTTTTAGCTGACCAACTGAACACTGCAATCTTAGGTTTGCGTGCAGCAATCGCAGCACAAGCGACAGCAACAAACGATGTTTCTGCAACTGCTGGCATCAACTACACCAGTTTAAACGGCGCTCACGCGAAGTTTGGCGACCGCTCAGGCGACTTAGTGGCAACCGTCATCACTGGCGCTGTATATCACAAGCTGATTGGCGACAACCTGACCAATACGCCGCAGCTGTTCCAGGCTCAAAACGTCCGCATCGTGGATATTTTAGGCAAGGCAATGATTGTCACTGACGCGCCAGCTTTACGTGTTGCTGGCACGCCAAATAAGGTTTATGCACTGTCATTGGTTGACTCTGCCGCTATCGTTCACGATGCCGGCGATGTAATCAGCAACATCCAAACCAACAACGGCAAAGACCGCATCGAAACCACGATGCAAGTCGATTACACGTTTGGTTTGGGTCTGAAGGGTTACACCTGGGACGAAACAAACGGCGGCAAATCTCCAACTGATGCAGAGCTTGGCACCGGTTCAAACTGGGACAAAGTAGCGACTGACATTAAAATGACTGCTGGTGTTGTCACTATCGGCGACGAAGCAAAAGCATAATATCTAGCGGGGCTCGCCCCGCTTTCTTTCTGAGGTTGATATGAAGCCAGTGTATTTACCAATGCCGGTTAGTTTTGAAGAAAAGCGCGAGTGGAACAAGAAAGGTTATCAGGTGTTAGATGTAGCTTACGCTCCTGATGATTACGTTCCGCCAGAAGACGGCGAAGATTCCAACAGTAAGAAGAAGCCAAAGAAGCCGCCTTTATAGCGGCTTTTTTATTTGCCCGTTGTGCGCTAAACTGTTCAAAATTTGAGGGCGCATCATGGCTATAACATCACTCGACCAACTCATCGCGGCACCAAAGCAGGCGGTAGGATATTTAAAAACAGGCTCACGCACTACAATAGCAGCAATGCCGTTTTCTGTCTTTGACGTATCTGGCGTGCCATCCGGCACTATGGCGGTCGGCAATACAGCTAATGGTATCGTGCCAACTGATGCCGTTTCTGGCTATCCGGTTATCAACTCTTTCGCCGGCGGCGCGACTGGCTACTTGTCAGAAGTCACTTTCGGCTCCTCAGTTGCTTCTCGCATTGGTCTTTATGACTGCCTGTTTAGTGCTGGCGCTTACGCATTTAACGCATCGGTAACGCTTGCATCGCAGCCAAGCTATGCCGGCAGAGTGCCCGATGCTGACTATAACGGTCTTGAAATCTGGTTTGAGGCTGCAACTGCGTTCACAGGTAGCTTAAACCTAACTGTGACTTACACAAACCAAGATGGCATGACAGGCAGGACGACAGGCGCGTTTACTCCTGGCATTGCACCGACGATTGGACGGATGTTTTTATTGCCTCTGCAATCGGGCGACACCGGCGTACAAAAGATTGAGTCTGTAACAAGCACGACAGCCACTGCAGGCACGTTTAATGTCCACGTCATGCGCCGACTGTGGCAAGGTCGCGTCAGAAGCAACAACGACGGTGATGCTCACGATTTTCTTAAGACAGGCATGCCGGAAGTTTACGCAGACTCCGCATTCAGGTTTATTGTTTACGCCGACTCGACAGCAAGCGGGACGATTGAAGTTCAGTTTGAAATAGCGAACGGCTAACATGAAAAGCCTTTTCAGGCAGATACCGACAGGGCGATTGCAGGCCTCAGATTTACTGAAGCCTGCAAACTCACGCTTTATTGCTGATGACTTCTTTGAGTCTGAAGGTGGCTCAAATGCCTCCGTACTTCTTGATATTGGCTCGTTTGGTTTTGCGCTGACCGCAACAAACACTGCGCCACAAGTCACAGCGACAGCAAACTACGACCTAGGCGCGTTTGACTTTACAATAACGGCTGCAGATACAGCTCCAGCAGTTAGCGCATCAGTCTCTGCCGATATTGGCTCTTTCGGCTTTAGCGTAACAGCATCAAATTCTGTATCTGGCGTTTCTGCTGCGGCGGCTTTTGACTTAGGATCATTTGGTATCGCAGCGACTGCATCAAGCGCTGCGCCTGCCTTGCAATCCTCAGTGTCACTTGACCTCGGCGCTTTTGGATTCTCTGTTGCCGCTGATATTGCCAGCCTGACAAAATCTGCATCAGTGAGCTATGGCATTGGCGGATTTGGATTCTCTGTACTGGCAGAATCAACTGCCCCGCCTGTTAGCGCATCGGCATATTTTGACATTGGCTCATTTGGCTTTTCAGTGACTGGCGGCATTGCCGGTATAACACCGCAAGAAGGCAGTACAATATCATTCACTGAGCTTCCGCGAGTTATCGCCTTTCAAGATCTGGCGG